GTTGGAAAAAAGGTTTTAACTCCTAAGCAAGTTAAACGGGCACTGGCAAGTATTAAGCCACCTAAGAAAAAACCAACGCTGCCACAGGCGCCATGGGATAAAAAGAAAAATGAAGCATATAATGAACCTCAGGGCCAGGCCAAGAGTATGATGTCACCTCTTCATAAATTACGTTTGGATAAAGAAAAGGCTGATCGTGATAAAGACGGTAAACTCAAGAAAGAAGCTTCATCAGTTGATGAAATTTCAAGAACAAAATTATCTAAGTATTCTAGCGCTGCTAGTAAAGATATTGCACAAAAAAGAAATAAAGTTAAATCTGCATTAGATCAACCAGCAAGCGTTAAGCACGCCAAAGCTGGTTTGAAAGCAATGCAAGGCTTAACTAAAAGATCAAAGGGGTCTGATATGTATGTAAATAAAATGACAGGCCGTTCAAAAGTTAAACCAACTAATGAAGCGGCAGTTGATGAAGTCTCAAAAGGAATGGTTGGTAGATATTTGAAAAAAGTACCAGCTTCTGCTGCACATGCAGGAGATCGTACCGGAACTGGTGGAATGGGTCAAGCAGGTGCTTCAGCTGATGTCAAAAAAGGCTATGAAAAACAACGTAAAAAAGGTATTGCTCAATTTATGAGACGCCAAAGAGGCACAGACATGGCTGTTAATAAACTCACGGGTAAAGCAAAGGTGCCAGCTAAAGAAGCATATGAAAATATTCCAACTGCTGATAAAAAGCATAAAGGATATCAGGATCCTATGGGTAAAGGTTTGGCGCCGAACGCAAAGACTCAGTTAGCAAAGAAAATGCCAACACCGGAGCCAGTTGATGAACCAAAAGTTGATGCAAAGAACTTTAAAGATTTCCGTAAAGGTTTGAAAGCATCACCAAAAAGAAAAGGTGATAACCCACAAGGAGATAAGGCTCCTGTAAAATAAATGAAAATACTTCATAATGTAACTGATGAAAATTTTCAGTTCTTTGCAGCGCGGCATTATTATAATCCACGTTGTATTGATATAGAAGAATTTCACGAAGATCTGAGTAGATTTAAGTATGTTAAAAGACTGGTAAACAAGTACTTAGAAACAGGAAAGTTGTCAGAAAGATTAATACTAAATCATTTGATCGTTATATTTAATGCCTTTGATATAGAACCTTCTTTAAAGATGCTAGATTATAAATTAGATGAGAAACAATGGGAAGTCATTAAGCCTTTCTTAGTATTCTTAAAACATATTAAAAATGATCAATATGTGCATGTGGAAATGGATAAGAAGGTGATTGAAGCCTTAAGGAAAATTTAATGGGAATAGTTAAAAGAGCTGCCGACCTTGCATTTACGTTTAGATTTCTTCGCATGCTTGTCATGGATTGGAAGAAGTGGGATGCGTATAAGTTAGGTGTGATTGATGAAAATGGAAAAAGAAAAAAAGAAGTTAAGCTTGATACAGATGAGAAAAAGTCTGCCTTTACTCCGTTCATAAGACTTGCCGCAAATGTAAAGAGAACAGTTGGCTTCAACAAATTGACATCAATCGCAGCAGCTCTATATCTTATTAAAGAGCATAATCAATTAAACGATAAAGACATTGATAAAATACTAGATGGGCTTAATATAGATCCAACAGATCTTATTAAAGAGCAAAATGAATGGTTTGTATTAGAAGACAATAGATTATCACCAGGAATTTATAAAGTAAAGTACTCTAAAGTTATAAATACAACATATGAGGAGGTAGTCTCTGCTAAAGATAAGATCAAGGTAGACAACACCGCTTATCCTATAGGTCAGATCTACGGTTTAGATATTTACGAAGCAGTCCACCTTCTCTCAAACCAAAAGGTGTATGTAACACCGGGAGAATTAATAAAATGAGTTTATGGGATAACATTAGAAAGCGTAGAGCTGCGGGTAAACCTAAATTAAAACCAGGTGATAAAAACTATCCAAAGACCTTGAATATTGAAGAAGTTCCTGCTGGCGCTAACACTGGATCTATTCCTAATCCTGCTACAACGGCACAAGGTCAAATAGCCGTTGATCGCAGAAGAAGAAAAGACAAGCATCCTAAACTCTTAAAGAGATTTAGAAGGTATGTAGAGATTGGCAAGTAAAATTTCAGAAAATACTGAAGTTGCTTTACCACTTAGAAATATTTTATCTTTAGTTGTAGGAGCAAGTATTGCCACGTGGGCATACTTTGGTATTGTAGAACGATTAAATAGTATTGAAACATCACAAACCATGATGCATGCTGACGCCCAGATGAATACTGAATTTCGTATTAAATGGCCTCGTGGTGAAATGGGAAGTTTACCAGCAGATAGCGAACAATTTATGCTAATAGAACATTTAGCTGGTGAATTAGAAAAACTCACAAAAGAAATAGAAAGCGGCAAGGCTCCGTTTGATCAACAACAAAAACTTCAAATTGATTTTATGCAAAAGCGTATAGAACATTTGGAAGAAGCACATGAAAAAATAAGAAATGACATCATGGATTTAATCCATCAAATAGGAAATATTCCACAGATGACATCAAACAATAACGCTCATTCAGGACATTAAAAATGGATTTAATGCCAATATTTTTATTTGTTATGTCAACTTCAAGTTATGTAGAACTTGGAGAATATAAGACTATGGAAGAATGCATGCAAGCTTTACCAATAGCTGAACAAATGTATAGTGAGGATAAACACGTTATGTGTGGAGATCCTAAAGAACACGATAGTGAAGATCATGAAAATCATATGAAACATGGTAATCATGGAGACCACTAATGATAGAAACCTTATTTATTCTTTTTCTGTATATGAACAACAAAGCTATAGAGTATACACCAAAGGATAGCTTAGGTGATTGTTTAGGAACCAAGCGTCAAATTGAACGAAATCTTGGTGATAGTAGCAGATATTCTTGTGAGAAGCATACTGTTAAAACTATGGAAAAGACAAATGGTAAGAAAGAAATAGTAGAATTTATTGAGGATTAAACATGGCTAGACTTTATTTAATATTACTAATTTTAGGATTAATGTCTTCTATTGGATATGCTGGATATTCTTATTATATGTGGTCACAGGAAACAATTGGGACACTAAGAGAAAACAATGTCAAATTAAAATCTGCTGCAGAAACTTTACAAGTAACAGTAGATAAAATGGCAGAAGACGCACAAAGAAATGAAGAATTAAATCGTAATTTGACTAACCGATTACAAAAATCACAAGAGCACCTTGATAAACTTAGAGGTGTATTTGCAGAAATTGACTTGACTATGGAGGCATTAACAAATGCGCAAGGACTCGAAGATAGAGTTAATGCAGCAGTTAAAAAGCTCATTAACAGAATACAAAATGAAACCACTCCTCCTTCTGACGATCCCATTCCTACTGACAGCATGCGGGATGAGGACGGCGGAAACGGAAGTAGTGGTCCAAACTGAATACCAAGAACAACTTGTTCCTATTCAGGAAAGACCTAAAGCCGTGGCTATGCCACCGGTTGATTGGTTTATTATTACTGAAGAAAACCTAGAAGAAAAGCTGGCAGAAATTGATACCAAGACAGGTGATGTAGTTTTATTTGCTATAACTCCTAAAGGATATGAAAACCTAGCTCTTGGTATAGGTGATCTACGTAGATATATAAAGGACCAACAGGCCGTTATAGGTTACTACGAAGAAGCTTTGTCTAAAGACGAATAAATCAATAAAAATTAAAAAAAATATATTAATATACCACATATGGTATATGTACAAACCCGTGTTTTAATATATAATACTATCAATTAAACAATCCTACTTATGTGGCATACCATTTAGGTGTGCTTGATTTTTTTTACTCAAAGGAAACACTTATGTTAAAAATAGTTCCAAACAATTCAGAAGTCAATACCCGTCAACTTTTGTCTCAGACTAAATTTTATGAAGGGTACTCTCGTTGGGATGATGAATTAAATCGTTATGAAACTTGGGAAGAGGCTGTGACTCGTGTCATGGATATGCATAGAGAGTATTATTCAGAAAAAATGTCACCGGAACTAGAACAACTTATAGATGAAGCAGAGTCCTTATATAAACTACAATATGCTTTAGGTGCTCAGAGAGCGCTCCAGTTTGGCGGTGAACAGCTCAAGAAGCATCAAATGCGGATGTACAATTGCACGTCTAGTTACGCAGATAGAGCAGCATTTTTTGGTGAATTGTTTTACATCCTTTTGTGTGGTGCTGGTGCTGGCTTTTCTGTTCAAAAGCATCACATAGATAAGATGCCAGACATTACAGAACGTAAGAAACAAGCAAAAGGATTTGTTGTTGAAGATTCAATTGAAGGCTGGGCTGATTCTTTATCAGTTCTTATGTCTTCTTATTTTGTGGGTGGCGGAACTCATCCAGAATTTCAAGGACGTAAAATTTATTTTGACTTACAAAATGTAAGACCAAAAGGCGCAAAGATTTCAGGTGGATTTAAAGCACCAGGACCAGAACCTCTCCGTCGTGCTCTTGATAAAATTGAACATATGTTACAGGGTATAATTTTATCTGGTCGTAAAAGACTTAAACCAATTGAAGTATATGATATTTCAATGCACGCTGCTGACGCAGTTTTAGCAGGTGGTGTACGTAGATCTGCTACCATTTGTTTATTTTCACCAGAAGACGAGGAGATGATGAATGCCAAAACAGGAAATTGGTTCAACGATAACCCTCAACGCGGCAGAAGCAATAATTCAGCTGTTATCGTCAGATCCGAAATTACTAAAGAAGATTTTAAAAAAATCATGGAACCAATTAAACAATTTGGAGAACCAGGATTTTACTTTGTCGAAGACAGAGATTTCACGACTAACCCGTGTGTTGAGATTGGTATGTATCCGCAAATTGATGGAAAATCAGGTTGGCAGGGATGTAACTTAACTGAGATAAATGGTGGCAAGTGTACAACTGAAAAAGAATTTTATAAAGCATGTCGAGCTGCTTCAATTATGGGTACGCTTCAAGCAGGATATACTGATTTTAAATATATCAGTGAAATCTCCAAAAAAATCTATGAAAGAGAAGCACTACTTGGTGTTTCGATCACAGGTTGGATGAATAATCCAGATGTTCTATTAAATAAAGAAGTTCAAGAAAAAGGCGCAGATATTGTCAAACAAATCAACAGAGAAGTTGCAGAGCTTATTGGAATCAATCCAGCGGCTCGAACAACGTGTGTCAAACCAAGCGGCAATGCTTCGGTTTTATTACAAACTGCTTCTGGTATTCATGCTGAGCATTCCCCTCGTTATCTGCGCCACATTCAATTAAATAAGGAGACCGAAGTTGCTCAGTTACTTGCTTCTGAAAACCCTTACATGGTTGAGGAATCGGTATGGTCTAGCAATAACACTGATTTTTGTATTGCTTTTCCTGTTGTTTCCCCCCAAAACTCTCTCTATAGAGAAGACCTGTATGGAACCGAATTGCTTGAAAAAGTCAAGCTCGTTCAATCCAGCTGGGTGGAAAGTGGAACCAATAGAGACTTGTGTGCTGATGAACGAATCCGTCACAATGTGTCAAACACCGTTACAGTGATGCCACATATGTGGGCACAAATTGAAGATTATGTATTTGAAAATCGTAATTATTTTGCAGGTATTAGTTTCTTAGCAGGTTCCGGGGATAAAGACTTCGCACAAGCTCCTATGAGTGAAGTCATGACTGAAGATCAGATTGTAGATAAATACGGTAAAGCTGCACTATTTGCATCTGGTCTTATTGTCGATACACGTAAATCAGGATTTAGAGATCTCTGGGATGCCACTTTTATAGCACAACAATCAGAGGAATATAGAGGAGAAGTAAGCGACTTGAACAAAGAATGGATCCGCCGCTTTAATAAGTTCGCTGACAACTATTTTATGGGTGATACAAAGGAAACTGAGTATTGTCTAAAAGATGTTTTTCTCCTCCATAAATGGACCAAGATTCAACAGAATTATAGTGCAGTGGATTTTGTAACACAACTGACAGAAAAAAGATTTACAGATATCGATACAATGGGTGCAATGGCGTGTCATGGTGGAGCATGCGAAATTACTTTCTAGGAGCATAAGGGATTGAAACATTACTACATCGAGTGTCAATACTGCGAAGAAGAAACTACAGTTTCCACACAACAAGAAGAGCCGGATTTTTGTCCTATGTGTGGAACACAAGTAAATGCTGTTTATTTAGATCAAATGGAAGATTCAAGCGAGTAATAAAATGGAGATTAATTCAGTAGCTACTAATATACAAAACGCCATGATGATGCAAGGCGCAAGTAGAAATATGCCTATGAATACTCCTAATGAAGCTCAATCATTAAAAGGTGTAAGTGAAAATATGCCTTTTAATTACGAAGCTAAAAATACAAACCGTGAATATATTTGTGAAACTTATTACAATTATAATGCAAAAGGTGAACGAGTAATGATTAGACAAATAGGACACATGGTTGATATTATTGTACTATAAATAGATCCATGTGGTATTACAATGAAAAAGAATTTGAACCAGCTAAATTTTCTTATGAAGATTTGGCTGGTTTTGTTTACATAGTTACTGATTTAAATAACGGTAAAAAATATGTAGGAAAGAAATTATTTTGGGGAACAAGAAAATTAAAACCTCTTAAAGGAAAGACTCGTAAAAGAATAAGCAAGATAGAGTCTGACTGGAGAGAATATTTCGGATCTAATGAACAAGTAAAAATGTTAGTCGAAAATGAAGGACAAAAAAGATTTAAAAGAGACATCCTCCACCTATGTAAAGCCAAAGGTGAAATGACTTATTTAGAAATGAAAGAACAGATTGATCGTGAAGTACTATTCCGTGATGATTATTATAATGAATTTATTGGAGGTAAAATTCATAGTAAACATTTAAAGGAATACAAAAATGTACGAATACAAAGCAAAGATTCTAAAAGTGGTTGATGGTGATACAGTAGACGTAGACATTGACTTAGGATTTGGAATTGTATTGACCGATGAAAGAGTTAGAATTATGGGGATCGATACTCCTGAAACTAGAACAAGTGATAAGATTGAAAAGATCTTTGGACTAGCAGCAAAAGAAAGAGCAAAAGAACTTTTAGCTTCAGGCGGAATTCTAAAAACCTTTGCAGCAAAAGATGGTGAGGATATGAAAGGAAAGTTTGGTCGTATCCTTGGTGATTTTATTTTAAGTGATGATCGTATGTTCACCGAAGTTTTGATAGAAGAAGGACATGCTGTCAAATATCATGGACAGAATAAAGCTGATGTCGAAAAAAGTCATATGGCTAATAGAAATAAGTTAATGTCTGAAGGCACAATAGATCCAAAGGAAGTACAAAAAGTTTCTGCGAAATAAAAAAAATGGTTTACATTTGATAAGAACTATGGTAGAATGGTTACATAATGATAGGAGTAGACTATGATTTTAATAGATTATAATGGTATTGCCATCGGCAATGTAGTAGTACAACGTCTTGCAGCGGATGAGAATCTTATTCGACATATGATTCTAAATTCAATTCGTATGTATAGACAAAAGTTTGGTAATGAATATGGCGAAGTTGTCATCGTTGCCGATGGTGCCAATAACTGGCGTAAAGAGGTTTTTCCTCAATACAAAGCTAGTCGTAAAAAATCACGTGATGCATCATCCATTGATTGGAATGAAGTCTTCCGTGTTATTAATATGGTACGTGACGAAATTCGTGATAACTTTCCCTATAAAGTTATGCACCAACATGGCTGTGAAGCCGATGACGTAATTGCTCAAATCGCGTTACAAACTCAAGAGTTTGGCAAGCATGAGCCTGTTATGATTGTTTCTGCTGATAAAGATTTTATTCAATTGCAGAAGCATAAGAACATCCGTCAATTTTCTCCTATGACTAAAAAATATGTTACTGATCCTAATCCTCATAAATATATGATGGAACACATTTTCCGCGGAGATGGTGGCGACGGAGTCCCTAATGTGCTCTCTGATGACAATGTTTTTGTAGAAGGACGTAGACAGTCTCCTGTGACAAAGAAGAAGATAGAGGAATGGAGATCAGCTGATAATTTACAAGCTGCTATGGGAAATGATATATATCGTAACTATCAACGTAATCAACGTATGATTGATTTAACTATGACACCTGATAATATTAAACAGGAAATTATTGAAACCTATGACAGCCAAAATCCTCTGTCAAATAAAGGAAAAGTTTTCCCTTATTTAATTGCAAAGCGCTGCAAATTACTTATGGAAAACGTTCAAGAATTTATATGATGAATATATATAAAATTAGAAATAGGAGTTTATAATGGTAATGCTAGTTCATGAAGTTCTTGAAGAAGCTAGAAAAAAACGAAAAAAAGAAGAACGAGTACAAGTGCTAAAAAGCAATAATTCTTGGGCACTTAAAGATATTCTCAGAGGTTCAATGGATCCCACCATTGAATGGAATTTGCCAGCCGGCGAAGATGTACCCTACGAACCTAATCAGCCCCACTCAGCGCCAGGTAATCTGTTGCGCGAGAATATAAAGTTTAAGTACTTTGTAAAAGGTGGCGCAGGCGACGG